GGTGAGCGCGCTATCGAAGCTGCCGAGGCTGACCTGCTTGGCAAAGCGCTGGAGGCGTTGCGGGAGATACGTCTGGCGAATCCGATGAACATAAACGGCGCGATCGAATCCAGTACGTGGACGAAGATCGACGCCATCCTTTCCCAAGAGGTGAAGTGATGAAGCCGCTGGGCATACATGATCGCGTCGGCGACAAGATTGAGCTTGCTCAAACCTATGCCGATGACGGCGCGTTCTACACTGCCGCTCGCGTATTACGTGAAGCCGCAGACATTCTCCAAGCGCATGCGGAGTTCTGCGATCCGCCCCGCATCCTCTCACAAGCACGTGAGGTGAAGTGATGAGCGAGATTAAGGCTGGCGACCTTTACGTCTATCGTGGTGATGAGGGCGAGGCTATCGCGGTCGCTCGGCGGCGCATCGGCCCTCGTGGCGGATGGACTGCAGATTCGATAGCGCGGATGTCGCTTCCGTCGAAGCATGTAAGCCAAGACGAATTGAACGCATATGCCGCCAGCTTCGCGAGCGTTGCCGACCTCACCGCCTCCCGCGACCGCGCCTCCGACGCATGTGCATCCGTACAGCGTGAGAGGGATGAGGCAGTGGATTTGCTGGCCTTCGCAATCGATCAGATCGACTATTTCATCAACGCCAACTACGGCGGCGAGGTGCCATGCACAAATGAGGAGTTTGAAAAATTCGAACGCCTCCGCGCCTTCCTCTCACGCTACGAAGGAGAGGTGAAGTGACCGACTACACCCCCACCGAGAAATCCTACTACTGCGTCATAGCGGCATTCATATATCTCGGCCTGACTGTGTATCTGTGCCTGCTGCATTGGCTTGTGTCATGATCCACGACCCAATCCGCCCGAGCATCGAGCAGCTATTCGCGCAGTGGAAGACGGAGCAGTCGTTCGCGGCAACCCGTGAAGCGCTCCACAACGTGCAGGACGATTGCGCCAAACGCGAGAAGCTGTGGACGCAGTTCGAGGAATCGCAGGACGCCATGCGCGCGATCCAGGCGCAGGTTCTTGCACAGATAGACGCAACATTCGGCCCCGGCATGGGGGAAGCCGTGAAGGAGATGATTGGTGGGTGAACATCTGCTTTTGAAATGGGGAACGCTTAAGGGTTGGGACGTCGGCAAGAATGCGTCTGCGCTTGCCGCTGTGGAGCGCTACCACGAAGGTCCTGTTTCGTGGGGCGCGGCGCAACAGCGTGACAGTGACGCCCAGAAGCAAGCCATCTGCGATCTAATTGACGCAATCGATGGGCCGATCACAAACGACTGGTCAGGCGAGAAGATGACCAAAGACGAAGCGAAAGCCTGCGTCATGGGATACGAAAGATGAAACCCGCCTTCCCCTCCCTCCGCTTCGACCGCCGTTGGTGCGCTGTCGTGGGCGTGTGTGCGGTTATCTGGATTGGATATTGGATTGAGAGGATAGGGTGATGGCAGACTACTATTCCAATCGCGCTCTACCGTGCACAAACAATGCGATAAGGCGCCATTTTCTTGCAATGACAGCCACCCTTCGCGACTCGGGCGCAACGTATTTCCGCTACACCATTGTGTGCCCGGAAATGCCGCTGCCGCCTTACCCTGATGGCCTTTATGTCGAAGGATGGAAAGTGGCGCCGTCCTCTGCGGACTTCCCGGAATTTGAATTCCCGCTCACGGATAACCGCAATGACTAACCCCGCCGACATCGCGCGTGCGCTGAGTGAGTATTGGATGCCGATTGAGACGGCAGACAGGAATGAAAAAGTTCCCGTCCTTGTCGAGTTCAATCATGACGCCGATCCGTATTACGACCCCGCCGATCCAAACCGGCTGACAGATTACGCTGCCAATGCAGAGGGCGGAGACTATCTGGCGGGAGCGGGCGAAAGGAAGGCACGGCTCAGTCCGGCAGCGCTCGCCCGACTGCTGAGATACGAGCCGGGCACCGGGACGTTTACGTGGAGGCCGCGAGAGCGGGGCGACGACATCCAGTACATGAAATTTAATAAATCTGTTGCTGGACGCCCAGCGTTCACGCGCAAAAACGCCCACAGATATCTAATAGAGAAGATGTTTGGCCTCACGTATGCCGCCGGACGCGTGGCGTGGTGCCTGCACTACGGCAGATGGCCAGATAATTTTATCGACCACATAAACGGCGACCCAACCGATAACCGCATTGATAACTTACGCGACGTAGAGGCTTCCGAGAACGCAAGAAATTGCGCCATGCCGGTCAATAACACGTCAGGAATTGTAGGCGTGAGTCGTGCACGTTCTGGGAAATGGATAGCCAGAATTTTATACAACAGGCGGCACCATCACCTAGGAACTTTTGCGTCGAAGGAAGAGGCCGCAGCGGCGAGGACATCGGCAGAGCGGCGGCTTGGGTTTCATCCAAATCACGGGAGAGTTCGCCATGCAAAGTAGTCTTGGGCCCGCCGAGATCGAGACGCTGCGTGAGAATATCCGCAAGGCGGAAAACGTTGCGGAATCTCTCGCCATCCTCGACCGCCTCTCCCCGCCCGCGCCGGAAGTCGATGAGGCTACGAGGATATGGCGGGAGATGATGGCTGTATCCTTCGCAAGCCACACCCTAGCCGATGAGTATCGCCGTGGTCTGTACGACGTTGGTGGAACTGGGCCGAAGCAAATACCCTACCTCCGCACCGCCATATCCGAACTCATCGCCAGCAAGGATGCTAGAATACAGGAATGGCAAGATTGTTATCGCCACGCCAGAAAGGGCTGGGACGATACAATTATTGAGATGTCTGAACACAAACGCGAACTCGCCGCGCTGCGTGCTGAGAACGAGCGGTTGAATGGCGCCCTTGCGAAAATCGCGGCATTTGAAAGAGGCGGCGTGATTTTTACTGGAACGCCGGAATCTGACCGAGATTACATGATCGGCATTGCTCGCCAAGCCTGCCAGCGCCGAATTGATCTAGCTTGGAACTGGCGCAACCTCTCCAAAGCAGCGGAACGCAACACCGCTGAGCCTGCTAAAGAGACAACGGTATCTTACGATCCGAATTACAACTGCCCGTCGTGCGGCGTTGCAATAGGTATGCTGCATGAGCCGGATTGCGCTCTAATGCTGTCGTGCACCGCTGAGCCTGCCAAGACGCACGTATGGCCTGCCACCCATGACGACGCATGTTCAGAGATCAAAGGCGCCGATACGACGCCTGAGGTTGTTGTGACGGATGGCGATTGCCAAAGAGAGCAGTGGGCGCGAAACATCGCGTCGTACACCGAAGGGCAGGCTCGCAATCACGTCTACAGATGCGCGATTAACTTGCTCACCGAAGCAGAAGCACGCGGGCGGCGGGAGGCGTTGGAAGAGGCATTGAGGCAATTCGATGCACCAACCGATGCAGCGACCTACGCTCGCGCGAAGATTCTGCGCATGATGACGGGAGGGAAGTGATGGCTATAAATCTTGTCGAGATATTCGCAGGAGACGATGATAGCGCATTCGACCAACCTTGTCGTTTCGGGCATCGTGTCGAGTGTCACGCAGTCTATTGCCACAATGACGCATGGAAAGCAGGGCCAAGAAAGTGTCGTCGCACATGGTATACTGGCGGCGAAATAAAAGACGAAGACTGCGAAGGCTTCGAACCTAACCCGGATTACACGCCATGACCCACCCCACCGACGACCTCGCCGCACCATGCGCGCACATAGCCGATTACTATCAGCGGCAATGGGAGCAACAGCCCTGCATCGCGTACAACTTGCTTAGGCAGGGATACAGGCAGTGGGCTGACGGTCGCGTGAAGCATTGGGCGAACGATCTATTCGGGGAGACTATGCGATGACCACTAACCCAGACGTGCTGCGGATTGCGCGGGAGATCACAGCGGAATCGACCATAGTTATGGACGGTGACAGCCAGCGAGCGCACAACCGTGCAGCCGATATACTCGCAGGAAAATGCGACAATGAAAGTGTGGCGCTACACGCCGCCATCGCAGCAATCGAGCGGACGCGGACGCTCAGCAAGGACATGGCCTGCAATCAGGTTCGTGTGGTCATGTCGCCACGTGACACAGCATGGAACGATGCCTGCATAACCTTGGCGGAGGCGTTTCACAATTACGACCATCTCCGCCAGCCCGATAAGGACAAGAGCGATGCAGACTGACGACCTCGCCGCGCAGATGGTGCGTGAGATGGGACTTGACGGCCTTTTCGATCAAGACGTTATCGAAGAGTGTGAAGCCATCGCCCGCCGGTACATGGAGAAGGCGGTTGATGATGCGCTCGAACTCGCCTCCAGAATAGCCGGGCAGCACCCAAACTTTGGGCCGAGAGATGATTTCAATCGCGGTATCGAGCGCGGCCGTGAAAAAGCCGCGTCTGCAATCAACAAGTTCCGCGCCGAACGCGCCGGGAAGGATGGGCGGTGATGGCCGATAAAAGTAAACGCTGGAATGACCGAGATGCATTCTCTGGAGAGAGAAACGCAGAACTTGGCTTGCGGGAAATGTGCGACTTTGGGGCTGCTGAGGTAGCCAAAGGCCACGCCGAAGAAGTCCGTTTCAATCTGTTCAATCAAAGCGAGGCGAATTTTGTGAGGCGCTACATGGCAGAAAAGTATCCGGCCGTGAAATTCACTCGCACTTGGATTGTGCTAAAGGAACCACCCCATGAGTGATGACGTAAAGGCGCTGGTGGAGCGGCTGCAACAGCTTCGCGACAAGTTCGCAATGATGTACGACGATTATGACGACATGGATAGAGTGGCCGCAGCCCTCACAGCACAGGCAGAGGAAATCGCGCGGTTGCTGGTGGTGCTCAACAAGCGGGTGTCCGCCAGAAGGCCCCTATGCCGTTGGTGTAATGGTCAACGCGCATTACCGCCTTTTGGCGAGTGCGATTGTGAGGAAAGGCACTACAATCCAGCGATCGGCTGCACGACGTTGAGGTCTGGCAATGACCGCTGAAGAGATCGTGCGGAAGCTGACAGAAGTGTTCGACTTCGACGGCAAGAAAGACCCGATCCTCAACCTTGAGGGCGCGGCTTATGATTTGGCGCACAAGTTCGATCCGAAGGATGGCGGTGTTTGCGTCTCGACGATCCGACGCGCTGTCGATCAACTCGTTCAGGCCCGCCGCCTACTGGAGAACACCCATGACCGAGGATGACGACGAGGAATTCCCCGGCGAAATCCATCCGGCTTCCAAAGAGGAATGGCTGGCGCTTACACGGAGAACACCCATGACTGAAGCTGAGAAGGAACGGGCGGCGATTGTTGTGTGGATGCGGCGGCGCGAGCTTCTATCGTCCGCAAAACACATTCGAGGCGACGAGGCCATTATGCAGATCGCCAACGCAATCGAATCTGGCGAGCATCTGAAGGAGGGGCGGTAGCGATGGGCGAGCTTGCGAAAGGGATCGCGGCGGGATTGATCGCCGCCCTCTTCATCATCGTGTTCTACGGCTGGCACCTGAACCGGCAGGACCGGCTTGCGCTTGAAAGTTATCCGACCATCCTCTCGCCGAGGGAGAGAGACGATGGGCGCTGACCGACGCTACGACCCCGCGCACCGCCTCCAGACCAAGGACGGTATCTGCGAATATCTGGGCGGCATCAGCCATGCGACCTATGACACATGGCACAATCGCGGGCTCGTCCCCGGCCCCGTCCCCGGCACCACGCGCTATGACGTGAAGGCGCATGACTACCTGCTCGATCGTAAGCAGGGCATAACGGGCGGGCGGAAGCTATCGCCCCTTGAGGAATACGAGAATGCGCACGCGGCTTAAAGGGGTCTATGAGACGCGTAAGGCGCGCAAGGGCGGCAAGGTGGCCGTCTACTGGTACCTGCGCGGCTTCGGCGCCCTGCGCCCCCTCCCCGGCGACGAGAGCGAGGCTTTCGCGCCCGGCACGCCTGCGTTCATGCGCGCGTACAATGACGCGATCCATGCGCCGATCAAGGCCAGCCGCTCCGGCACGCTGAAAGAACTGACGCACGACTACACGAAGTCGGCCGACTATACCCGCCTCGCACCGCGCACGAAAGCCGACTACCTGAAGCACATCGCCCGGATCGAGGCGAAGTTCGGCAACTACCCGCTCGCAGCGATCGAAGACCCGAAAATCCGCAGCCGGTTCCTCGACTGGCGCGACACGCTCGCCAAGGCGTCCCCGCGGCAGGCCGACAGCACAATGGCCGTCCTGCGCGTCGTGCTGGAGTGGGCGAGGAATCGCGGGCGCATCGGCATCAACCACGCGATCCGGCCAAAGAAGGTGTACCGGGCCGACCGATCGGACAAGCTATGGCTTCCGCCGCACATCGAGCGGTTCCGCGAATCGGCCCCCGCCGACATGCGCCTCGCGTTCGAATTGGCGCTAGGCACGGGGCAGAGGCAGGCCGATGTGCTCAAGCTGGCATGGTCCAGCTATGACGGAACGCGCATCCGGTTCCGGCAGGGCAAGCGCCACCGGCTCGTCGATATGCCTGTCACGCAGTCCCTGAAAGCCGTCCTCGACGCCGCGCCGCGCACATGCGCCACCATCCTCGCCGGGCCCGGCAACAAGCCGTGGCATCAGATCACGTTCCAGCACCACTGGCGCAAGGCGACGCTCGCTGCCGGGTGCGACGGCCTGCACTTCCATGACCTGCGCGGCACGACCTGCACGACGCTATCGGAGGCGGGCTGCACACCGCAGGAAATCGCTGCCGTTCTCGGCTGGACCGTGCAGACCGTGAACGCCATGCTGGACACGTATCAGGCGATGACCGCAAGCCTGTCGGATAATGCTGTGGCGAAGCTGGAGGCGCGGAGGATGAAGGAGAAGGCTCATGGGTGAGTGGCAACCGATTGAGACGGCGCCGAAGAACAATCAAATGCTACTTCTGCTCCGTAAGGCGCACAGAGAAGATTACGAGACGCACATATTCGTCGGCTTTTGGGGTGACGTCTACGCTGGAGTCGGGGACGTAGAGAGCTACAGCTGGTGCGACTGGACCGCTGGAATGAGCGAGGATGATGTTTGGATATCGCGCACGGACGTGGCCTACTGGCAAGCCCTACCCGCACCCCCACAGGCTGATGAGATTGCGGAAAAAACTGCGGACGGGTATCGGGATAACAGCGGGGATAAACATGCAAGTGCTTGAAAACGCTTGGCTGGGGCGGGAGGATTCGAACCTCCGCATGGCGGTACCAAAAGCCGACCTCGCGCTCGGTATCGTAACGATATTTCTGCGGACACACAGGGTTGTCCACAGGCGTATATCAATGGGTTACGGGCGAAGTGCGGACTATTCCTGCTCCCGCCGCTCCAGCTCTCGCTCCACGGCCTCACGGATGAAGTCGGCGCGCTTACCCTTCGCCACCAGCGCGTCGATGCGCACGAGCGTTTCGTCCGGCAGGCGGACGGCGGTGAACTTTCCTATCGGCGGACGACCCATGCGCGACGGGGTATCCGTTATCTCTTTTTGTGCCAAGTCCATAAAGTTTCCGTTATCGCCTATTGACTATACCCGTTATCGTCTATAGATATGCGTTATCGGATACGGAGGCAAGGACAGATGACAAAGATTGAGCGCGAGGCCGAAGAGGCGATCCAATGGATGAGCCGTGACGCGCGCCGCTTTCTTGGCGCTAATCCACCATTTGAAGCCTCGGTGGGATATGAAAGCGACTTGAATGCATTTGTCACATCGCACCCGTCCTGGGTTTCCGGCGACGATGATCTGACCGATCTGGGCCGCGCAGTACGCGCCATCCTGATCGCCGATCCCGCGTTGGTGGAGGGGTAATGACCATCATGGCCGAGCGCTTAGGTTACGGGAGAAGTGCGGACATTGGGAGGGCGGGCTGATGGCCGGGTCAGCGTCCGAACGGGAAATCCGCGACTACGCCGCGAACCGGTTGCGGCAGATGCTGCCCGCTGCGCGCGTCGTCCACGAGCTTGTCGTGGGAGGTTGCCGCGCGGACCTTGCCGCCATTGAGGCTGAGCGCATCACGTTGGTCGAAATCAAGTCAGAACGCGATACACTGAAGCGGCTGCCGGAGCAGGTCAGGCAGTTCGTGCGCGCGTCACATAACGTGGTGGTTGTGGCCCACGAACGGTGGTTTGACCGCACGCCGTACAACAACGGGATGCCTCGATTTGTGCCGTCCGACGAACTCCGGGACGCGTACAACAGCGAGCCTGTAGAGCTGTGGGGCTACCCTGAGATCGCCGAGCGCCCGAACTATGGCCAATGGAACCTGAAGCCATGGTCGTACGGACGGGCGCAGCCTCACGCCGCCAGACTGCTGGAACTGTGCTGGCGCGCTGAATTGCTCGAAGAGGCCTTTGTCCACCGCATCGCCGCCGGCTCACGCGCAACTGTGCCGTGGCTCATCCGTGAGATGGCCTGGAACATGACAGGCAAGGAAATCGCGCGAGCCGTGTGTAGGCAGCTACGGCGCCGAAGCTTCCCCGAGGCGGATGCGCCGATCGTAGAGGCTGTGGCGGCATGACAGCCCTCCATCCCCCACGCAGCATGAGAAGGAGTGAATGATGAGCGACACGATATTCAAGCTACGCCTTCTGGCCGCGCTGCTCCGATGCTCGTTCGAAGAATGGCGAGAGCAGATTTGGCAACGCGAGCTTGATGCGCCGTACTGCTGCGGCGGACACGAATGCGGTTGCATGGCGACGACAACCCGCCAGCTTTATAGCTGGCAACTGGAGCGCAAGTCGTGACCAGCCCCTCACAAGGATGGCAACCGAAAAGGCAAAAGTGGCCTTGGCTGGATTGGTTGACTGAGGATGAGCGGGTGATTGTAGACGACGCATTACGCGCCAGTGCGGACGCCAAGCATCGCCTCGCCCAAGCCACGGCGATCCTGAATCCCATTCGCAACCGCGCCATTAACCGCGCGAAGTACTCCCTAACAAGGCATCGCAGCATGAGAAAGGCTGAATGATGAGCGACGACGAAGCGACGAGCGAGCACGGCCTTAAAATAACCAAACTAACATTAAAGCCGCCGATATTTGAAAGTATAACACTAACTCCTGAAAATGTGCAATTTCTTTTAGATGGGGAAAAACCGTGGTGGGTGCAGTCAAGCATTGAACTTGGCAACTTAACGCTATTCTCGCCCAAAATAATAGTTCGCAAAAATCTTTACTTTGTCGTCGTAGGGAGCTTTGTTGATGGTTTTAACAACCAACCATCTGAAATTCAATTGATGGATATAATGATAAGCAATAAATATCGTGATAAGGTGGAGCAAGTTGAAAGCGGCCTTTTCCCATTGGTGGATTACGAAGTTGTAAGTGATCTTGTGTTTAAGGACTGCTACTTCAACAAAGGAGCATGAACATGGATAAGGATGGCCCTGAGACGATGCGCGAGGCCGTGGCGCGGGCGATAGATCCGCGTCCATTCTGGTATTGGGATGAAATGGTGAACTTTTGCCTGTCGCAAGGTCACGACGATGAAACTGCGCGCCACTACGCCGATCAGACGCACGGCCCTGAAATCGAAGCAACCCTCAAGAAAGCCGACGCAGCCATCCGCACTGTGCTGGAGAGGCTGAGAGAGCCGGGAGATGATATGCTCAACGCTGGCGGCACACCACCCTGCACCGTATACATGGGCGGGCCGTCCGTACTGCAGAAACGGGAAGCCAAGCGTGTCTGGCAAGCTATGCTCGCGGCCATCACCCCACCCTTGCCGGAATCTGCGGATTCTGGTAGTGGGTGAGGTGGTTTGCGGCGGCACGGGTGCGTGCCCCTGACGCTGGTTAGGGACCAGGAAGTAGGCCCGCCCGATTGCGTGTGGCGGTTCCGAATTGAGGGCCGGTGCAACAACGGACGCAACCCAACTATCGGCGGCACCTGCCAGCCCGGTCGCGAACGGGGAAGTGGTGCGGAGGTCTCGCCTGCCATGCGCAGGAAGAGCATTCGAGGCCGGTCTGGCGGTGTTGGATCGGCCTCAGCACTTACCGCATAAACGCGCTTTATGCGCTTATTGGGATACGAGGATGACTGACATCGACCCGAACATCAAAGTCCTGATCGATACCTTGCGCAGCGGGAAAAGCGAAGCGCAGGCCCTTCAGTCGTATTGCTGGGCCAAGATGGCGGTCCCGGTGCATGTCGGAAACGGGGCTCTTGGACAGCCGCGCCGTGATCCGTTTGACAGCCCGCCTGGGTATCCTGACATGGCAATGGCCCGCGCTGTCGATGCGTTTAGGGATGGCAAGGACGACGCTGGTATCCAAGAGGCGTTTCGGACCGGGATGCGTGAAGATCAGGACCGCGGTATAGTGTGGCGAGTGGCGATGAAAAGCGAGCGCCCGAGCTTCTCTGATCTTGTCCGTGAACTGTCGCTAGACGATCAGATGAGAGCCTCCCGAATATTTGGTGTCAAAGCTGTCGCCGAGGCTATAGCGCGCGGAGCGCCCGAGTAGTTGCCCCTCACCAAATAACATCAAGCGCCGTTGATGATCGTGGAGGGCGGGTTTGTGAGCGGCTACGCACTTAAGCGCATCCGATTGAGCTTAAGTGGCAACTGCGATATAACGCACTACGATTGCTTGTGAATTTCAGCGCACTTAGTGGCGCTCCACCGCCACCTGCCCCCTGAGCCAGTCCTACTCAGTGCACCCCCGCAGCACCGCATCCGCCCGTTCGCCATAACCAACCCATTCCAGCACCTTCGCGACAGCCAGATCAAGCGCCTGCCGTGCATCCTCTGGACGCGGTGGAAGCGGACCGGGGCGCTCGGGAACATCGGCAGCCGCAACGCACGCAACCGGCACCGGCACCTCGACACGCACCGTTCGGACTTCAATTGCGGGCTTGGAAGCGCAGGCCCCGAGGAGCAGCAGAAAAAAAATCGCGCGCATCGCATTTAGTCCTTGCACGTGCGGCCCAATGGGCCTATGTATTGTTCATCAGAAACGGGCTCAGCCCACCGGACACGGGAGAATGAAAATGCAGTACACGGTTTACGCGAACGCCGAACAGCAGGACACTTCGCTGGTTTCTCGTCACCGCACGCTGAAAGCGGCCGGCAAGGTCTACCAGTCCGCCCACACGGGCAACCTGCGCCGCGTGCTGGACATGAACGGCAACGATGTGACCTTGCAGGCGTGCGATGCAGCCAACGGCCTTTAAGACAAGTCGCCAGCAGCTCGGCCTAACGCAGGCCGGGCTCGCTGCGTTGATGCGCTGTGATGCGCGCACCATCCGCAAATGGGAGGCGGGCGACCGCGAGATACCGGGGCCTGTCGAGGTGCTGGTTGAGGCTCTGCTCACGGGTTGGACGCCCACACCTCGCTAACAGCCTCGCTCACCTCGCACACAACCCCGTCAGAGCGCCGTATAGACGCGCTACGCTCCAGACCGGCAATCTTGCCCGCCAGCGCCTCGTTGCGCTTCTCCGCAGCCCGTAGCGCATCCTGTGATGCTTTCTGCCTCTCTGCCGCCGTGCGCGCGAGTGTGGCGACGGCGGCGTTCTGTTCAGCGACCGCGACCGTGAGCCGGTCAACCGACTTGCCGAGAGCGCGAATGCCCGCCGTCACGTTCTTTTTTGCGACAGGATTCTCCGCGCCCGACGCTTCGGTGAGCGCTGCGATCACACTGCCCTGCCACTCCTTCGCGGCATCCAGTTGCTCCCCCCGCACCCAGCAGACGAACGTCAGCGGGATCACGAACGCGACGAACAGGGCCTCGCGCCAGTAGCGGAGGGCGGTCATGCAACGCTCACATTCGCGCCAAGGCCCAACATGCAGATGGTGTATTCGGGAATCCGCCCGTCGTTCGCGGCATATCGGCGATTGGCGAGACCTTGGACGTACTTACCGCCGGCCTTGACCCACATCTTGAACGCTTCGCAGCCGCCGATCCAGTTGCCGGCGTTGAACCGGCGCGCGGCGGTGCTGTTGCAGAATGCGGGAACGCCGACATTATACGCCAATGACGTACCCGCCGCCCAAACTGTCGGCCGCTCCACAAGGCCCGGTACGCACTTGGCGATGGCGTCCCCGCGCTTGCTGAGCTGGATGCGCAAAAGCCCCAGGCATTCGGCCTTCGTGTGTTCGCGCATCTCGGCTTCGGTGTCGCCGTAGCACACGTCCATGACGCCGCCGATCCGGTCCCAGCGAGGCTTGAGGCTGTAACCTTCCCACTCAGCCACAAGTGGGGTTGCCAACGTGACCATAGCGGCCGCGCTCCATGCATAGAGCTTGGCGCTCACTTGATCCCCCGCACGGTCGCCCAGAGCCCCGCCACCGCACCGATCACGACAATGATAGGTGCGAACCACTTGGCGATCTTGTGTATGCCGCTCGCCACCTTCCCGAGCGTGCGGATGGTATCGTCAAGGTCGTCGAACCTCTCCGTCCGCTCCATGATCGTGTCGAGCTTCGCGCCTTGCTCGCGTATGGTGGATTCCAATTTCTCGACCCTTTGCGAAAGGATTAGATCAGACATCAAACGCAACCCCTCCATGCTTCACACTCACGACGCTCAAATCTTTGTTCGGCGCCTTCTTGGCCCGGCACGCTTCCATTGCGGAGATCGCGTCGGCCAGTCCGGCGACAGGCGCGCACCAGCCCCGGCGCACCGCGTCCTCCGCGAGACGCAGCGCCCAATAAGCCCTCTGTACCGTGTGCTGCGCGGCGCCGTCGAAGCTGTCGTTGGGCAGGCTGTTGCCGTCGTTCGTCCAGCGGACAAGGCCGTCCGCATCGTCATAGGGCAGCGTGCTACCTTCGAGCAATTTGAACGCCGAACCCGTGCCCTTGCCGTAGATCCCGCGCGTGCCGCCGATACGCCCAAAACGCAGCACCATGTTCTCGGCAATGCGGTGGAGCATCAGGCCCTCGCCAGCCGACGCCCAGAGGTAAGCAGTCTCTGGCCCGTAAAGCTGGATCATGAAGTTTGAATAGGCGTTGTCGTTTGAGGTGACGCCGTTGTCGATGCCACGGAAGATCGAAGACGCCCGGCTGTAAATGTCGGTCGCCGCGTCCATCTCCGCGATCCGGCGCTTCCAGTCCGCAATGACGCCGTTCGCATGACGCAGCGAGCGGTCCTTGTCCCAAAGCAGCGGACCCGATGCATGAAGAGCAACGTCGCGCAGCTTCCATGCGGCGGTCCACATGTTGATCGTCCAGCGCTGATAGCCGAACTGCGTCCGCGTCGCGCCATCGAGATAGGCACCCTGATACACGCTCGCGAGGGAATAGGCCGCAATCGCCTGCTGCAGAAGTGCGGCGCGCCAGTCACCTGACGCCACCCAATAGGCGTACCCGTGGTTGAACAGGTGCGACGTGTCCCGCCCGTGCTGATACGCGGTCCCGGCGACGGCGTCGTATATCTCGATAGCCGGATGACCTGCCGCGAAGGTCAGCTTGCCTTCGTCGCTGTAATTCTCGGTCTTCGATGTTCCTGCATTGACGTAAGGCAGTTCACCGGGGAACGGCGTCTGGGGGTCGCGCAGGCAGTGGTTCTTTTCCGACCATATCGCGAAGTTCGGCAGGCTCAGGCCGTAGAGGACATCCGAAAAACAATCCTCCGCAGCCGCCGCGAACTGCGCTTCGTTTCCGTCCACGGCGCCCATGACGAGATGAGCGTCATCGGCCGACAGGAACCCCCGCGATGATCCGTATTCACCGCCCTGCCCGCTCAGCGTGTACGCTATGGCATTGTTTGAAGATGACCGCCCGTAAACGAGGTCAGGCCGGTAAGCTGTTTCCGGTTCAGCCTTGATCGTCGGGGCCTTTGCCCATCCCTCGAACGCAGCCAGCGAGTACGGCAGGATGCGCCTGTCTGCAATCGCCTTCAGCATCCGTTCGGGCGTGGCAGTCGGTCCCGGCGTGCCCGCGCACCTTACAGAGCCCGGTAGCAGCGAGAAGGTGACGCCGCGATAGTCGCGCATCTCCTCATCGATCGTGCCGTCACCATCAGGCGCGCGGGTGACGAACACCTCTTCGCCGACCTTGTAGCCGCCCGCGAGGACTTCCACAGGCCAGCGTCCCGTATTCGTCGCAAGCTCCCCCTCCCCGACCGGGGGTGGCTCAGGGAGGGGAACCGGGGTAGGAGTGGGGGTAGGCGTAGGTGTTGGCGTAGGCGTTGGGGTGGGCGTCGGGGCATCGGCTTCCTCAATCGCCTTGTCGATGGCGTAGAGGGCGCGGCGTCCGTCATTGATGACCGTGTTGACTTCGAGTCGCGCCTTTTGCAGGCGGTCGAGGATCATCAATAGCTCCTGTGGAATTCAATCCACGCCGACGAGTGCGTGCCGTACCGAACGAGCGTTATGAACGTGTTCGCGGCGGGGGTTGCGTTAACCGCGCCCTTGAGAACGAAGTTGGCGCCGTGCTCGATGGTGGTGTTACCATTCGCGAAGAACAGCGTAACCGTCGCATTGGTCTGGCTGTTCGGTGCGGTCATCGCGGTCATCGTCGTGGCCGTGCCGTTGTTCACATACCCGGCGCCGGTTGCGGGGGCGGTTGGCGTTGCTCCGCTCACGTTCAGCCACTTGAACGACTGCGCGAACCCGAACTGAAGGCCCGATGTTGACGTTGTTCTGAAGATGTCCAGCCCGCGCGAAATGTCCTGGAACGCAACATCATCGGTGGCGTCATCAACGGAAATCTTGAGCTGTCGACTCCCGCCTTGCATCGTGAACGCGGACACCGCCGAGCCGTAAAGGCCCATCGCGCCGCTCTCGTTCAAATCCCATCGCGTGGAATCGATGTTAATGGCGCCCTGGACATACTCCCACGTCACCGAACCATCGGTTGCCGTGCTGGACGTGTGCGTCGGCTCGGTGGAGCTTGTCGTGCCGGCGACGGTCGCCTTGTAGACCCGCCCGGCCGTGGTGACGCAGTGTTCGTTAAGGCCGAACGCCGTTGTCGCCGCCCATGCCTGAAGGGTCGTCGCGACCGCATATGGTGTTTGCAGGCGAAGCGAGACGCGCCATGCGCTCGACGACGGGTCTTTCGCCATCTGGTACATGAAGCCGAGCAAGGGGTCGCCGTTCGGATCGCGGCCCACGCCATGCAGGATGGACGCATAGCGGCTTGAGGCCGCCCCGCTCCCCGCCGTACCCATGTTTAGCAGCATCAGGGCCGGGTGGTGGCCCGACGAGATGATCTCCTGCCTGTCGTTCGAAACCGTGTCGCCGCGATACGTGATGCGGAACCGGTTCGAGTAGCCCGGAGGCTGGCCCCAGTTGCAATCGTCATCCATGACGAGCGTGACGCCCGTTGGAACCGCTGCCATGACCGTGTCAGGCTCGTATTTGAGCTGCGGCGGCAGGTACAGGTTGAGCCGCGAGCCGGTGAGCGTGGCGAGATACGCCGTCAGCGTCGAAGTCTGATCGGTTGCCCCGTCGATGGTGACATCAAGAACATCCTTGATGTGCGTCAGCGGACGATCGTTTATCCACGTCTTCATTTCCGCCATCATTGCGCGCTGCGCGTTGTTCAGGTTAGCGCGCGGGCACAGTTCGGCAATGCTGACGCCGCCAACGGACGTATTCGACGACGCTGTGGTGGACCAGTCTTTAACGGCCAAGGCGGTTCTCCAACGAAAAAAGCCGCCCCGGTGAGGACGGCTTGAGGTTTTTGTGATTTTGTGGAATTAGGGGCGGATGAGTACGCCGTTCTGGGTTGCCATCATCAAGACGCTAATCGTCGGCTTTATGGGCTGGGCGCGAGCCCGCAAGGAATCACTGGACGCCCTGAGCGCCAGCGACGCCAGCAAGGAGCCCCGCTGGGGCGGCGAGCTGGTCGCCGAGAAGCCCCAACTTACGAGCGATGTCCGGCCTATCAATGATAAGCTTGCGTAGAGCCGCCTGTCCCGTTGGCGTGTAGAACAGGTTTGGCGCCTGCGCAGCCACTGCTCCCGGCCACTTAATCGGGTTAAAGATCGTGCTCATCGCCGCAGTTCGCGCCGCCGTGCCACTATCGGGGACAACGGACGGGAGGACTGAAGCGCCGGCATCAGCGAGGTCTTGCATGGGCGCCATGCCGCGCCCGTAAGCCCCTTTCGCGCCGTACTTGTTGGCGCCTTCACGAATGGCCATGCTGAACTGGCGCGGTGTGGCAATGCCGTCCGTCGTAGACTTCGCCGACGCCTTCAGAACGGTCTGCGCTTTGCCATAGGACGAGCGGGCGGCGCTATATGCCGGCCCTCCACCAGAGCGGTCAACAAGTCCCATGACCTCATCGCGAAGCCCGCGCAATTTCTGTGCAACCGCACGCTGGCCTGGCGTTTTCTTGTAAAGCGAGATTTCGCTATCCAGAATCTCCTTGATCTCCTGGATGCTACGCCCATCAACACTTCCGCCGTTAATGCGCGGGATAATCTCATCATCGATCAGGCTTTTTACGACGGGATCGCCGCTCGACATGCGGAGGTGCGACGTAAAGCGCTTGTCAACCTTCGCGTTGATCGCATCAAGCGCGGCGCTATAGGCATCGTCCGCCTTCGAAGCCATGTCGTCGATCATCTCACGGCCCGGCATCGACGCCGGACTCGTCTTCGCCCCAATGTCGGTCAGGGCCTCATCGGCCATGGCGCGGTTTAGGTCCGTGATGCTGCGCCGACGCATCTCCCGCGCGCCAGAGCCAGCCATCGCATACCCGGAAAGAACATCCTCGGCCTGCTTCATTTTGCCGCCGAGTTCTTGCCCGATAGTCGTGCGAACACCAGCGCCCCGCAGTAGCTCCGCTTCCGGCAGGCGTGTCGCGCCCCTGAGAACTTTGCCAGCACCCTTTAGGAGCCCACGCCCGATCAGATCGCCCGCGACGGCGCTTGCCGCGCCCTTGGCCCCGCCCATCAGGCGGTCATCCTTATTCTCGCTGGCGCCGTACAGAAGCCCGTACAAGCCGGAGTTCGCCAGCCCTTTGGTAAGCGTCGCCGCCTGCCCCCCGGGAAGCGCAAGCGATGTCCCAACGCCGCCCGCAACCTCGCCAACGGCGGACGCGACGGGCGAGTTCTGGCGATCATACGCCTTCTGCTCCACCTGCGTGTTCAGCATCCGGTCATAGGCAGCGCCGGGATCGAAGCCGCGCCCCTTCGCCGCGTCGATAGCGGCGCCGGGAAGTGCGTAGAGCGCAGCGGCAGCCTCATCGACGAACGGAATGCCCTTACCCACGTCAGCGGCCTTCAGCGTGTCGCCAAAGCCGCCACGGCCCTGCGGCGCCTTGACACCCTTCGGCGTGCCAGCATGGCGCTGCCACGGGCCTTCGGGCTGATATTTCTTCCACGGTTCGGCCATTATTTCGCCTTCCGCCAGCTTTTGGGGTTCGCAGGATCGCCGCCGAGGTACTGGAATCCATCTTCCATCGTTCCGGGGACCATGCCGTAAGCGTTCGCCTTCTTCGGCTTCGGGTTGCGCGCCGTGCGCGACACCTCGAACCATGCGTTGTCAACCGAACGTCCACCCTCATCGAGCCCGTTCAGCCCGTACTTGCTTACCCACCGCGTGTAGAAGTCCGCCTTGTTCGCACCGAGTGTGGCTTTCCGCATCCCGGCATCAATGACGGCGACATTCGCCTTCTTGCTCTTGTACGGGCTAATTTCGGAAAGCTGCATACGCGCCGCGTCGGATTCCGTCTGCGGCCCCTTCTGGGCAAGCTGCGTTGACAGAACACGTTCTGACTGGAGGCCCTTCAACGTCTGGAAATCGTCCACTGATTGCGGCGTCACCACTCCAATGCCGCGTAGGATCGGCCCCATGACCGCAGCGCCGAGCGCATCGCCCATCCCGCCATTCTCTTGCGGGAGGGCCATGTCGTGCAGCTTCCCGCGCCACGGCGAGGGCTTGAAGCGATCGATAGCCTGCGCGGCACGGTAATACTCATTCTGTGCGTCGATGCCCGCCTGAGACGCGGGGCGAAGCTCATTCAGGAACTTGTTATCCTGAACGCTGAGCTTTCCCTTGTTCTGGGCTGGCGTGGTCGCATCGACCTTGACGCCGGTCCAATCCATTTCCCACGGCTCCATAATCTACCTCCAGGATTTCGGATCGGACGGGTTGCCGCCCGTATAGGTACGCCCGCCGACCTGCTGGCCGACCTTGAGCGTGTTGAAGCGGGGCTTCGCGCCACCTCCGCCACCAGACGGCGCTCGGTACTTCGCAGCCGCTGCGGACGTTGCTTCCTGCCGTTTGCCAGCGGCGGCGATACCTTCGTCCGTGTACTGGAACGGCACCGGGCGGCGGAACTTGTCAAAATCCGCCCTCTGCGCGTCTGGCAGGCTGTTACGGTAATTCCATTCGTCTACAATGGCGGGAAGGTCCGGGGCAGACGGTGCTGACATTTTTGCAATCTGCGCCTCCATGTAGCGGCGGCGGATGTCGTCGTTCTGGCCCTCGCGCTCCATGTCCTGCTCGTCGCGCGTGCGCTGGTAGCCCGCTTGGTTTGCCGTGAGCAGTCCGCGTCCGATCGAGCCGATAATGCCCTTGCCACCCGCAAGAATGGACTGCGCGAGAAGGGCTTTCCGTCCGTCCTCAGTGCGGGGGTCGAGACCGATAGCGAACATGCGGTCGAAGCGGTTCATCGGCTTGGGAATATCGGGGATGTCCTGCTGAAGCGCGCCGTAATCGACCGTCATCGTGCCGTCGTCGAGGGTTGGCCCAAGCGCCTCGGGCCGTTTCGCTGCAACCTCTTGCGCCATGACGCCGACCTGCGGCTGGCCCGTGGGGTCGAGTTCCGGCTTATACTCGTAGGAGTAAACCCCGAGACCGTCGCCCATCTCGCCGATCTTCTTCTTGTTCTGCTTGACACGCTCGTCGGATGCCAGAATCGCGGCGCTGCCAAGCTGCGTTCCGGCGCTCATCAGCTTGTCAAGGAGTCCACCGCTCTGCTTCGTCGTCGAAGTGCCATAGCCGCCAGACGCATTGCGGACGTTGCCGTTCAATGCGCCGACGCCGATCCACGGCAGTTCTGCCGCGTTGTTCAGAAGGCCCTGCGAGCCCGCCATGAGGCCCTGCGCCTGATCGACAGCGCCGATCTGGTTCTGGCGCTCCTGTGCATAATTCCCATAGCGCAGGTTGTTCGCCATCTCGCCGATGTTGTCGGCCAGCGTGTCGCCGAACATGCCGGAACCATAGCGTCCCGATGCCGAAAAGCTGGCGCCGACATTATCCCGGATGTCGCCCGCGTTCTTCGCAATGATGCTGTCAAGGTACGGGTTGCCTTCAAGGTACTTCCCGGCGAGCGTATCATTCACAAGGCCCTGTGATCCGGCAATCCCCGCTTCCGCGCCCGGCGCCATGCGTCCGTAGGTTCCGAACGCCTCCTGGGAATACTTGTTCAGCGACGGCTGCTGCTGGTCGAACACCTGGCTGGACTGCTGAAGTCCTTTCAAAATGTACGGAGCCGCAGGCGCCCACGGCTCGTTCGTCGTCTTCGTTTTCTTGCTGCCTGAAATGCCCATTACAGCACCTTCCTCAATGCGACCTGATGCGGCGCGTATCCACTCGGCGCGAGCGCCTTCACCCAACCTTGACGCGATTCGATCACTGCCCCCGTGCAACCGTGTGCGCGGCCCCACTCCTCAGCTTCCGGGATCAGATATTCCACGATCTCGGCGAGGTCTCCGGCAGCCACCAGCCCATGAACATCGGCTGCGCCAGTCGGGTACTCCCGCCGCTCGAACACGATCGCCGCGTTCATCCCGCGCAGGAACTTGGCCCTGCCCGAAAGTATCTCACCGTCCAGCCATTCGGGCGTATGGTGCTCGGGGTCCATCACGCCCGCGAAGGCTTCGCGAAACTGAAGGTATCCAGCCCAATCCTGTATCATCAGAACCATGTGAAATAATCGATGTTGTACGGCAGCTTCGGACGACCGCCGGACGGAATTGTCCCACCCCCGCCCGTCGTGCCGGGGTCAGGAAGCGGCGGCGGCGCCGTGCTGCCGACATTCACCGAACCCCCATCGTCCACAACAACAGTCGGCGGCGCTGCTTCCGGCGTGACAGAAACACCGCGCGCATCCGGCAGGTTGAACGTCGTCGATCCGTCTCCCGCCCCGTAGGTCGTGCCGATCAGCTTGAACAGTTGCGGAAACGCCGTGCGCTCGATTGCCGAACCGTCACATAGCAACCAGCCATGCCGAAGCGGGATCGGCTGCAATTCAGTCCCCGCGTAGTAAACCACCGATCCGACCGGCATCACGCCATATTGCGCGATCTTGTTGATCTCGCTCGACACCGCTTGCGTCCGCAGATTCTCCGGCAGGTTCGCCGTTGTCACCGACTGCACCGGCGCTTCGGTTGCCTTGATGATGACGTTGGGGGCGAAAGTCATTTCGCCAGTAGCCCTCGGCGCAGTTTCTCCGCCTCATTTCCGCGAACCCTGCCAAGCATTTCAGACCGCATCCGCGCGGCCCATACGGCCTCATCAATATTCTTATAAGCATCAAACTGGAGCTTTGATTGCAGCGCCTGAAGAACCGCGTTTTCTTCATCATAACGACGCCCCCCCCAAATTGACGGGATGTTCGTCGGCGCTCCACCATTGATGCGCGGGTCTGTGATCGTGATACTCTCTTCGGTGCTAAACGATCCATCGGGATTGAGGAGTAGCGGCCTGCCTTTCTGAACAGGATCACGCTTAAGCTTTGACATGCTTCCAAAGAGTCCCATTATCGCGCGCCCCCCGCCTCATATTCGAACGCCAGCCCCTGCGCGTAGGTCCACGTCGTCCCCGCAGCGACAGCCAGTTTCGGCCGATGCGTGCGCCAATTCGAGCGGACCGGCATCCACCCCGACGACCGCAGCGACGTGTAGGTTTCTGTCGTCAGCGCATCACCGAAACGCGCCTTGCCCTGCAATGTCAGTGTGAGGCCGCTTGTCGCGTCGATATAGGGCATTACGGCCCGCACACGCGCCCTCTGGCCCGTAGCAAGCTCAAGATCGCCCATGCCCCACGTCGCGGCAGAATTGGCCCCTGTGAGCCCTCCGAACGCATGGGAGCTATTGAACATGTAGAACGTCGGGTCGCCGCCCAAGAATGCAGCGCTGTCGAGGCTCGGAAGATCGGCGGTGTCGAGAATGTCGTCACCAGTGACCCCCGCAACGTCCTCATCAATCGTCACGTCGCGCGTGCGCCCCGTCATCACAAGTTCGGCTGCCTGTGTGTGCGTCGTCCAGCGGTTCAGTGCATAGTTATAAACCAGCCACTTATCCGGCACCGCCTTGTCTGGCACCGTCCACACGATCAGCTTGCGAACCGGATCAACAGCCGCCGACATGTTAGCGTGATAGAGCTTGCTCTGGAGCCCGTTGAAATAGCTGTCCACGCGCTCGTTGCCGATCGGGGTCACACTGGACCCGTCCGTCACCATGAACCCGCGCGGGCTGTAGAAATAGATGTTCCGCCCCTCCTGCACGATGCTGTTGGGAATGCGGCAGCCAAGGTTGGTCGAAATCTCGTCGAACCGGAACACCGTCGGCCCCTGCTCGAACGTCATGCGGACGATGCGGTCTTCCTGGAACACGATGCCGTATTCACCGCCCGCGAGCCCCGTGATGTTTCCGCCCACCGGCATTGCCTGATAGTCGGAAAGGTCAGTCGTGACCGTCCATCCCTCGGCGTTGTTGATCGCGGACCATTGCAACAGGAGCCCATTGTCGTTCAGATAGCCCGCGACAAGGAAATCCCGCACGACCGCGAGGTAGCGCATTTTCGGCGGCGGCCCGGCGAGCGCGGTGAACGCAGACCCGCCGAGCGTGTTGAACTTCTGCGGCACGTCCACGCCGTTTGTGGCCACGACAAGCCCGCCGAACTGCTCGAACCGCCACCCGGTTTCCGGTGTCGAGTACCCAGAGCCCACCGAACTCCATGCGCTTGGCGTGCGGACATAAAGATTCGTCGCAGTCCCCGCGAACGTCCACGTCGTATCGTCCGGCGACTTGAACGATGCCGCGCCCATACAGGCCGCCGGAAGCGTAAGCCCACTCTCCGCCGCGAACTGCTTGATCGGCGCATATCCGTTCGCAATCGGAACGCAGCCGTCCGCGATCTGTAGCGTCGTGGCATTGAGCGGGGCGTTGTCAGGGGCAAGTTCCCCGAACGCGAGGAAGCGCTTCACACGAGGCGCCCGTAAATCGGCAGGTCCGCGCGGAGCGCCGTGTTATCTGTCGGCGTCGGGAAGCTCGCCAGCATCGCAGCCACGGAGCGGTCAAACATGGCGAGGAACTTGTCTGCCTGTTCGTCGTCGGGAATGCTTGCGTTGGCAATCGCCAGCGTGCCGTACAGGTAGCAATCCGGGTAGTTCGTCAGCAGCCAGTTCGTCGCGTTCGATGCGAGTGGGGGAATTGTCGCCCAGTACACAAGCTGCGTGGTGTACGCCTCTTTCGGCGTCGGCGAGAACCGGAACTGGCCGTCGATCATCGTGTAGTGTTCGGGCGGCGCATAGGCCAGATCATATTCCGCCTTGATCTGCTCCTGTCGCAATTCCTCGATATCGCGCAGCCTGACGAGGTTGTCGGGCTCGATATAGGTCATGCGCCATGGAAGATTGGTGATCGACGTGATCTCGAATGAAATCGCGCCGAGAAAATCGTCGGGAAGCGCAAGGTATTCGTTGTCCACGACCATCGATGCCGTCGAACGTGCCTCCGCAGGGCGAACCGGCGTTGCGGTGATCCGGCGATTCATCTCCACTTCGCAGAGATGGACACAATCCACGATGCGCGCGGTCATGTCGTCACGGTCAAGCCAGTCCGCTATGGACGCCTGCAATTCCGTGTAGTTGGAAAGCGCCATACCGCCCCCTGCAAAAGAAACGGGGAGCCGAAGCCCCCCGCTTGATTACGAAGCGATAATGCCCTTGGCGCGCAGGACGTCGATGATCGCGTTGATCTTCGCGCCAAGCGAGGCAAGGTCATCCTTCACGCTCGCAGTCGTGTCATTGATGGTGTCACCAGCCGTGCCGGTCGTGCTGTCCGTCAGCTTCGTGATCGCGCTGCCGTCAACATAGGGGTCCACATAATTTGCCATGTTCGCTGTTCCTTCAAATGAGAGAAAATGAGGGCGCCGAAGCGCCCCCACTCATTGGCTACGAAGTGCCGGAGAGACGGGTTGCAAGTCGCGGATCGATCGCCTTCACCCCGTAAAGGATATCAAGTCGATAGTTCGACTTGTCGTTCGTGCCGTCATAGGTCGGGATGAGGCGAACGCTCGTTCCCTTGTACGACTGACGCGACACTTCAGGCGCACCCGGAGGCGCGATCAGCGGCACCATCGCCAGCGCGAAGGCGTTCTTGTGGAACACCATGTTCTGACGATAGCTCGTTCCCGCCGTGCCGATGGCGGTGATCGCCTTCGTGTTCAGGTCGGTAACGCCGGTCGTGACCTTCACGTTCTGGAACGCGCCGGTCCAAATCATCGCCGGGTAGAACACGAGGGTGTTCGAGCTGTACGAAACCACCGTGAACTGCTTGGCGAAACCAAGGTCGGCCTTCGTCACCGGATTCACCGCGTTAACGTCCGCGATGGTGAACACGTCACCCGGATTGAGAGTGCCGCCGGCAATCGTGATCGTCTGCTGCATCGTGGTTTTCACGTCTGCATAGGCGAGCGTCGAGGTCGTCACCGACTGGTTGACCGTCACAGTGGTCACGTCCGAACCGACGATATGCGCCGGGACATTCTGCGACATGTACGTGTCAACGCCGCCGATCATGCCGAGCGAACCGTTGCGGTAAGCGCCCTTCGCCGCGTCCTGGATATAGAGCGCGGTCTGCGAACCGAGCAGTGCCCAGTGATCAGCCGGGGACAGGATGGCGGCACGGCCTTCCTGCGGTACGGCGTACTCGTCCAGACGCTCCGGCCCCTTCGCGAAGTCCGCGAACGAGTTGATCGTCTGGCCCGCCGTGCCAACCCAGTTAGGAACCGACGTGTAGAGCGCCATGATGTCCTTATCGACCTGATTGGCGAGCTGGATCATGGCGGGCTTGATGACGCGATCGGAAAGGTCGCTGATGTTCAGCGTCAGCTCTTTCGAGGTGAAGCCGAAATCGATGCCCTTCTGCTTGTCGACGGTCAGCGAAGTGCTGCCTTCGACAACGTCCTGATTGACCGACACGGCGCCGTCGCGGACGGTGAAGTCGGCAGGGCGGCGGATGGTGATGGTCTCACCCTTCTCATAGCCGTTGATGCTGCCCTTGAACTCGCTTTCGTGAGCCCGGTGAACCAGCTTGGCCATGACGAGGTTGTTTTCGAGATGCATCAGCGCCTCTTTGGCGATGACATCGATCGTAAGAGTTGAATTTGCCATTTCGTGGGGGTCCTAGATTTTCCCCGCTTTTCGAGCCGCGATGTACTCGTCCATGCTCATGCGGGATGGGTCAGTGGAACCAGACGCTCCGCCTCCTGAGACTTGGTGCGCTGGCGTTGCGGCAGCGGCAGCCTTCAGCTTTTCAGCCTTGCGCCGCTGTTCGATGACCTGACTTCCGACGTATGCGAGATGCAGGAGCTTGTAGTCGTGGGGCTCCGCAGACGCGTGAATGGCGTCCTTGGTGTAGCCGTATTGACCAGCAAACGATTCCAGCTTGTCTTGCAGTTCGGGAGTGAAGCCCGGAATTTCGCGCGATACCTGCGCCAGGACCTGGCTATGGCGCGTGGCAGAATCCTGCTGCGCCTGAAGCTGTTTCTGTGCGGTGTGCTGCGTTAGTTCTTGTGAGAGACTGGCATATTCGGAACGCAGTTCGTCAAAACGATAGCGCGCCTTCTGTGCCTCAACAGGGTCTTCGTCAGTCCATGACTGCCAATCGACCGCCTGATACCGGGCAAGCTCGCCTTCAAGCGCCGCCACCCGTACATGCGCCTTGAACTCAGCTTCATCGATCGCGCGGGCCTGCGCGATTTCCTGCTTGGCTGCTTCAAGTGCGCGCTTTTCCTCCGCGACAGACATTGTCTTGCGGCGGTAGTCGGCCTCACGGAGAAGGAAGTCCTTCGCGTCGGCCTGCACCTTGTACGACTTACCGTCGATCTCGACTTCGACAAATTCCGGCTCCGGGTTGGCGTCGATCAGGCCGTCAAGGCCGTCGATCTCGCTCCCTTCCTCGGGCTTCGTTTCCGTGCTCGTATCGCCCACGGCGGGGGTTTCAGCTTCGGTGACGGGCGCAGCGTCCACAATGGGCGTGGCTTCGCCTTCGTCAGCCGGGTTGGCTGCCGTTTCGGTGTTCATGCTGTTCCTTAAAGGTTAGTAGGCGGGCACCATGTCGGGCTCCGGCATCATCGCGGTTGGCCCCATTGCACCCTCTTCCGCTTCGGGAAGCTGCGCGTCGGCGAGGAGATCGCCGATAGTCTGCATGACGATCGCCTGCACCTGTTCCGGCGACAGCGCAGGCGCGACGGCCTGCATACGATCGGTCTCTGCCTTGTACTGATCGACACCAACCTTCGCGGCATCGATCTTGAGCTTTTCACGGTCAATCACCAGCCCGCTTTCAGCCTCTTGCAGCTTCTGGCCGAGCACCTGAATGGCCTCCGCCATCTGCTGCATCTGCTGTTGAACCTCGGGCGGCAGCTCGCCGGTCTCTTCGTCCTTCATGCCGGGCGGCAACATCTTCTCAAGGCGCTTGGCGATCTCGTCGGCGCCCGGCCAGTCGAGGTTCTTCGCGAGCAGGTCGCCAATGATCGGCGCAGCGTCCGGCATGGCCCGCATAAGCTCGATCATCTGCGTTGCCGCTTCCTCGCGGCGCGTGGTGAACGACGGCCCCGCCTTCACGGTCAGATCGTACTTGCCCGCCGCGATGTCATAGATATGTGCCTTGGGATCGGGCGGGACGTCTCCGGCAATGCGCGCCGTCTTCGGCTTCATGTCGGGGCCAAGTACGCGGATAACGCGGTCCTGCGTGTAGACCTTCGGGATCAGGTCGATCAGTATCTTGCCGCTGTGGCGAATGGCGCGGGTCAGGTTGTCGATAAAGTGGAAGGTGGCAATGTCACCCTCGCGCTGGCGAGCCATGATCGCCTTGCCGCTCGTTTCGTTCGACTGACGCCCGAGCGAGGCGTCATAAAGCCCCATCACCGATTTCATGTCGTCGGACGAGTTCAGGGCTTCCTGAATGACCCCGGCAGGCACACCGTTGAACGGCTGACGCTGCGGAGGAACAGGTCCGTCATACTCAATAAAGGCGTGGCTTGAACTGTTCGCCGTCGTCCACTTCGAGGTATCCGATTTGAACGCGCCCTTTGGCCCGATGTACGGCACGCGCGGCGCCAGCGCGACCATCTCCGTGGCCGTCGTGCGCCAGTAGTTGAACATCCGCTGCGCGTCCTTCGCGTCGCGGATCAGCGAGCGCCAATGACGCCGCCCCTCGATGATGACCTCATCGCCGTACACGGGGACGATCGGGATGTATTTGCCCGCCCAGTCCACCTTCTCAAGCGGCTCGGCGCCGGACACGATATGCTGTTCGACCTTGTAGGACCGAACGATGCGCGACTGCCCCTCAACCGCGAACACCGGCACTTCCATCGCCGCGAGCATGTCACGCAAGCGCACGTACTCGTCTTCGGCCATGATCGAACCGTCAGTCAGGCCAAGGATGCGCTTTTCAACCTCCGTGCGCTTCCAATACTCGGCGACCTGAATAGCCTCGTCAGTGATCCACGGCGCAGTCAGGTTCTGCCACGTCGCCTCGTCCCAGTCAGTCTCCTGCGCGCCCTTGTACCTGCGCTTGAAGTCCGCCTTTTTGATCTGCGTGACGATGAACGCTAGATTCCAATCCGCGCTGTCCGCGCCGAAATCGTTCGGGTCGCCAAACACCGAGAGCGGGTCGGCGATGCGGTCAAACACAATGTCCTTGTCGAACGTGTCATCGCACGAATATTCGAGATTGATGCGCCAGTATCCAAAGCCGCCGCCAACCGCGCACTCGATTGCCGTATCATAGGCTACGTCAGCGTTCGAACTCACCTCGATATTGCGAATGAGCCCAGACATAACCTCCGCCGTCTCAGGATCACCGCTGTCATCGACAGGATGTACAGAAATCGCGGGTCTGTTCTGGCGACTATCGTTCACGACCTGCCTGATGAACGTCGGCAGCTTGTTCACTGTGAGCGCAGGCCGGGGTGGATTCTTGCGCTCCTTCAGCACCTCTTCGGGCCACTGATCGGAGAGGCGCGCGAACTTCACGTCCTCCTTGTAAGCGGCGTGGTTATCGCGCGATGCCTCTTCGGCGACGCGGAACGCCTCACGGGCTTCCTTGACAATATCGTCCATCAGCCCATCCACCCTCCGGCGCCACGATAGACAGGCACCGCCGCGCTCGCTGACGGCGGCGTGTCCGCATAGCGGCGCATCATCATTGCGTACCTGGAGGCAGAGAGCCGATCGTCCATGAGCTTCACGATCAACCCTTCCTTCCGGTGATACATTCGGAATTCAGAAAACCAGTCCTCAAGGTGATCGAACACCTTCCATCGGCCCGTCAGCATCCGGTCCAACATATCGGCAACACCAGCCTCGACGCCGAAGCCGCCATCCTCGAACGTTGCGCGCTCGTGGAGCATGTTCAGCCCCTGATCGCGGTATTGATGCGCCAGCGCCTCGCCTGAGCCCTTGTCGTGCTGCAATCCGTCGTGAGGCCATGCCCACGGCAGCCAGTCACCCCACGGCTTCAGTGCAGCAGCATGGAACACCGGCGTCTGCTCCCGCACGCCGTAGCTGTTCACGACGTACAGAATGTCGGCATCCCGATCGTGCGCCAGCCTCACCGCCGCGAACGGATGATCCCAACCGAAGTCGAGACCGCCGATCTGCGCCCAGTGATCCGGGATCGCGAACGCAGGAACCTTGATCGCCTCTTCAGACACGGGAAACACACGCCCCGAGCCAAGCGTCGGGATCCCCTTTGCCCTCGCCTCGCGTTCGTGCGCCGGGTAGCTTGCGATAATCTCCGCGCGCTTCTCCGGCGAGTAATGCTCCGCGTCCTCGATCGTCATGCGGATGACGGTGCGGCTCATTTCATCGCCTGCAAATCGCTGTCGCTAAGGAACATCTGAACAACGTCGCTCATGCCCTTCAGAGGCGTGAACGTCAGGAACACCAGCCCGTCCGTCGCGTTGGTGCGCGTCAGCCCTTCCGTGTAAATATCAAGCGGCGGCTCCTCATCGAACCACACGCCGTGAAGCGTATCGCCCTGCCACTTCGCCCGGCCCTGCTCGTAAGCCTTGAACAGGACCGTCGATGTCCCGCCGCTCTCATGCTTCACCGTCGCGCTATCGAGGCCGTTCGCAACGCCCATCGCCCGATTGGTATCGAGCAGCGCGTCACCAGGTATCGAGCCCGTGCCCCAGTCTTCCTCACGCTCAGGCGGGCCGATCAGCAGCTTCTGGACCGTGTCTCGCGTCGATACGCGCGTCTCGCCTGAAACCCACCAGCGCGTTGGCAAGTCGAACCTGCGTCCGCCCCACCATTCGGGATATTTGCCCGTGAGGTGCATGGCCACTTCCATGCTGCCCGCGACTGTCTTGCCAAGCTGGTTGCCAGCCATGAAAAGCCGCTCACGGTGAACAAGCCCGGCGTCGTGAAACTCCCGCTGCTTAGTGTACGGCTGATACGTCGACAGCCTGTTCCGCGACCTTCGCCTCTGCAATTCGCGTGAGAGCGTCAAAGCCTGCATCTGCAAGCTGCGCCACGACGGCGGCAAGCTGTCGCTGGAGCTGTTCGTCGCTAAGCTCGTCAAGCTCATTCACCTTGATGTTGAGTTCCTTCGGCAGGATCGACGCAACGACCTTCAGGTATTGATCCGGCTTCGTCTCACGGACTTCCTGAATGGTCGCAATTCCGTGAACCTCCCAGTCAGCGAGCATGTCAGCCACGAACGCTTCGCCGAGTTTGTTGCGGGAGCCTTTCGGACGGCCGGGAGATTTAGGCGGGATAATGAAGCGCCCGGCCTCATCTCGCTTATCGCCGCTTTGTATAGCGCTCATAGGCTGGGCCGTTTCAGGATTGAGTTATTCGCCACTCGGTTGAGTGACGGTGAAAGCGGTAATGGCAACAGTGCCACCGCTGGTGATCGATACACTGTTGAGAACGATCGTTGTTGCGGACGTACCAACGTCACAGTCGAAGACCGTGTTGCCGTCGCTGTCAGCGATGCGTGCCCACGACGCTGTGCCGGTCGCGTCCGCGCTCGTGTCAGACGTGATCGCAGATGCGGTCGCAACACCAGCCGCCGCCGCGCCAAATGCAGGGTCGCTGAACGTCAGCGTCGCAAGCAATACCTGCGTGCTAACTGCCGTGTTCGCGCTCGCTGGTTGCGTGCCATCGTAAATCTTGATCGTGCCAGCCCCAGCCCCGGCGTCGATATCATCGACACAACCATCGCAGGCTTTGTTCCGCGTGTCGGTCGCAAGGCGCATGTTCGTCATGAGCTTAAGCCTCCATCACGCGAAGAACAGACTGCAACTCGGCAAGGCGGGCCGTGTAATAGCCATGCTTGTGCGCAAACTTCGGATCGGCGAGACGCGCGTCGACCTTGGCGATCTCAGCGTGAATCTGCATCGGCCCGACATCGATGCGCGATGCGTTCGCCTTCAAATATTCGCGGTAGGCCGCAACGTCATTCGCGCTCGTCTTCGCGCTCACTGTGTTTTTCATTGCACCGTCCATGTTCCAGCGGCAGCAGTTTGCAGGCTCCATGCGCCCGCCGCTTCCGATTGAGTTGACCAGATGTCGACGCTCGGCGACTGTGTGCTCCACGGGTTGCCGCCAACAAGCGTTCCCGTCGCGCTCGCCGTCAGTGACGGGATCGTCCCGGCGCCCGTGCCTGTGACTGTTACCCATCCCGCTCCCGCCGCCGTCAGCGCCGTGAGGCTTGCTGCGCCCGTGCCGGTGAACAGGCCGAAAAATGTTCCCGTGGCCGCACTGGTAAGCGATGGGATCGTTGCCGCGCCCGAGGCCGTCGTGTTCCCTGCCGCAGCGAACGTGCCGGTCGCAGCCCCGGTGAGCGCCGGGAGCGTGGCCCCCGCCGTACCTGTCAGCGTGATCCAGCCGCTTGCGCTCGCGGCAAGCGCGGCGAGAGAAGCCGCACCCGTGCCCGTGAATGCCCCGTAGAACGTCCCCGTAGCCGCGCCAGTCAACGCGGCGAGTGTCGCGGAGCCCGTGCCCGTGAAGGAAGACCCGCCAGCCTCCTCATACCCAACGACGATATGAGCAACGCCGTCAGCAAATGGGCTCGTGTTCGCGCCGGACTGCGACCCGCTCGTTGCCGACTTGTAGGAAGCTGTCAGCCTTCCTTCCGTGCTTAGACCAACACCCCTGTTCTGACTTCGAATAAGAGTTTGCGCGCCATCGATCGTAATAACGTTGTCAGATGTCGCGCTGTCATCGGTATTGACCGCCGCGAAGTCCAGAAGAAGGCCAGCCGCCGCGAAGGTAACGCTTAGAGCGGAAAGTGCCGTCGATGTGTTCGACAGTGGTGTGGCGGAAACAGGAACTCCGATAACCACGTAAGCAATGCCGGACCAGCGGTCGCTGACAGAGCAAGTAAAAACCACATCACCAGCGGTCGTAGACGAACCAATGTCGTACTCAAATACAGCGAGAACACGGCGCGGATCGGTCGGGTCGTCAACCTCTGCGATTTTTGACATCGCATTTCCGCCGAACGTGGCGGACATCGGGTCCGAACTACCTGAAACCGTCCCATGTTTGAACCCGACCGCAATGACCCGCTTGTCGCTACCGGCGTCAGGAGTCAGGGAGCCAATGTTGATACTTGTACCGCTCGCTGCGGTCGAACCGATCGTGGTGGCGCCGATGGTGATTGCCATCTACACCTCCGAAGCAATGCTTTCCCGCGCCGCGCGATCATCCGGCAGGCCAATTTACTCAGGGGCAGGGTGAGGATGTGACGGGCGCGGGAAACCGTGAAATGAAAAACGCGGCCAAGGCGTTATGCCCAGACCGCGTTCTTCCATTGCAGCCGTTTTAGCGTTTGCGACTTGGGTTTGCAAGACCATTCTGCACAATGTGAGAAACTTGCTGCGTGAGCCGATAACCCGCCGCCAGAAGCTCCCCAACCACCTTGTCCAGCCGCTCCTGCCCCGGCTCGAACTTCCCCCAACGGGCTCGCGCGATCTCCGTGGCGGTGATGTCGTCGAGAATGATCGCGCGCAGCGTGGGGCGTAGGAACGGGGGCACACCAGCCTCTGCGTACTCGACATCGGCGAGGGCATCGATGACACGGGCACGGAACCGCTCGTAGCTGCCGCCGCCGTGGGGCTGATGCTTGCCGAGGCTGTCACGCAGCGGCGAGTGCAGCGACGTGTCCCAACGGTCGCGATACCAGCCGAACGCCTGCATAAGATCGTCGGGGATCCGCTTCTGCTTGTGCATCGTGACGTAAACCGGGATGCGGCGGTACGTCTTTTCGATCTTCGCGAACCGGCTGTCCTTGCTCTCCAGCGTCTCGTACTCGTGGCGCTTGGCCTGCTCGGCCGTTGGCCCGATGGTCGAAACAACCGTGAGTTTCGGTTTACCCTTGCCCTTTGCCATGCCCTGCCCCTCTTGGTTATGCTTGATACGTGGTGCCGTCGTAGTTGAAGCGGGTGGATAACCCCATGCTCGCGGCGTGGGCGTTCAGCCGATCGACCTCTTCCTGGCTCGGCGGCGGTCCCGCGATCTGGTATTCGGGCGGAATGTATTTCGGCTTGTTGCGAAGCGCCGACATCTCAGCCTCGTGCCGAACCTCCGCAAGCGCAGCCGCTCGAAGCTCTGCGGGGGCAGGCCGAAACGTCTGCGTCCGCGCCAGTTCTTTCGCTGCCGCCATGATCGCCCATCCCGGCAAATCCTGTAGCACCATCTCGTAAACCGCGACCAGCATATCCGCGTCAATGCCCCCCTGTTGGCGCGACGGAAGCACCGAAATCAAGGCCACCGTCTGGGCTATCGCGGTTCCCGTATCGACGGATTGCGGCGGCGAGGAGGGGGTTTGCTGGCGGGGGCGCATTGCGCTGTAAACCACGGGTCTGCTGTCCATCTTTTCGTTCCAGATACTTGATTATAAACGGAATTGGCTCGCTGACGGCGTTTCGCTGTGCGGCAGCAACAGCGTCGATCACCGGGCCGTCGCCGTGCGTCTTCCGCCAACTCGCGACCATCGACCGAGCGTTCTTTTCCTTGCTGCCGTGGGTAACGAGGTAAGGCACTGCGGAATCGAAAAGCGCCTTGGCAAGGTCCACCGGCGCTTCGGCGCCCGATGCGTCAGCATCGGATATATCTGCATCTGAATCTGCATCTGGTGCGTTCCCTTGCGTTCCACTGCGTTCCGATGCGTTCTTCTTTCTCTCTTTCCACTCAGCTTTCCGCTTAAATGCGGTCGAATCCTCACGTTTTGGCTGGCGCTTCTCCCAGCCTGTCAAATACGTTCCTTCGAGAACCTTGCCCTGCATGGCCTCGTAAATCGCCTGCACGGCCTCTTCGTCCATATCCAACGCGGCTGCCGCGTCCTCATGATCCCATGCGCTGAGATGCCCGCGTTCCGATGCGTTCCCTGATGCGTTCGCCATCATCAGAACGAATACGGACAGCACGCACGGAAGCGGTTGGCCGCTCTTGCGGGCAATGACGCGCCACTTTGGGTCGGTCGGCATGTCGTGCCATAGGCGCACCCAATCGGTCATTCGCGCCTCCAATCTGTGTCGTCTGTGTTTGACTTGCCAAGATTGCAGTCCTCGCAGAGGACTTGCAGATTGTTAGGATCGAGCTCCAATTTCGGGTACTTCGATCGCGGCTTTATGTGATCTACATGCAGCCGCACGCCATCAACAGGCTCGCGGCCGCATAACTCACAGCACCCGCGGCTGCGCGCCAACGCCGAATAACGAACGGCGCGCCATTCATCGCTCTGATAGAAACCTTTTCCGGCCAACTTCTTCGGACGCCTGTAGCGAGGGACAACTGGCGCTTTCCCATTAGAAGGCCGTCCCCATCTCCGGTCAGCGTGAAGACTCGCCCTTGGGCCACGGCGGCCGATGCATCGGTTTCCCGCTCGCGCGCCACACGTTGGGCAGGCTATCGACATGGGGTCAATCACTGCATAGCCCTCAGCGCGTCCAGAAGAAGGCGTGAGCCGCGCTGAGCGTCGGCCTCCCAATTGTCAGGATACGCGCTTTCGTGACCTCCGCGCGCCTCACGGCGATGCAGACCCATCAGGCGGCGGCGCGCACGAATACTCGCTGCGCCAACATCCAGACGTGCAGCAATCTCTAGGTCGCTGTATTCGGGAAACATGGACGCAATCACGCTGTCCTCTTGCTGCCCCCAATGGCGATAGCGTCGCTTTTCCTGTTCCACCCTACACCTCAATCAATTCAATGCCAGGATTCAGGGCGCGGAACAGGGCGGCGCGCAGGGGGTAATCCCGCACCACCATGCCCTTCGAATCCTCGACGATGGCCTTGCCGCGCTCCAGATCGAAATACTGGAAGTCCGGCGTGAACTTCGCCTGCTGGCCGTTTCGCATCATCAGCGGAACACCGTTGACCGAGAACCGGAACACCGGCTGCATCGTCAGATGGCTGATCTTGCCAGCGCGCTGGAGAAGGTGCAGTTCGTTGCACCGCTTGGCCTCGCGACGTGACGGATGGTTATGCCCCTGCTGGCACTCTGATGCGATTGCCTTGTATTTGTGGCCCCTGCCCGCCTTCACGCCCTGCGCTTCCCTTTGAGTGCCGCTGCCCGGCGTTTGCGATAGTCCATGATCTCGAAGCTGTTGCGACGCTCCATGACGATGCGGTGGAGACGACGGGCGGCGAGCCATTGCTTGATGCGTTTCATTCCACGCTCCATTGAACGCCGTGACGTGAGCCGTATTCGTAGATGCACTCGATCAAGTCGCTCATCTGCTGCTTGCTCAGGCGAGAGGATCGAAAGCCGGTTGGGAATGGGCGCCCGTCGATACCCTGTTCAAACTGCACCTCATGGCCGCAGGCGTGCATGAAAATTGCTTTCCAGTCGTCCGGCGTATGACGGCGCCCCTCTGGCTTCGCGCGGGACACGTCAGAGATCATCGCCCACATCTTGGCGTTCTGATCGTCGCTGCGGCGGGGCTCGCGCACTTCCATGACGTAGCGTTCAGGCGCCTTGTCGATGAGCTGATGCGCGCGCCAGCGGTTGGACTGCGTGAGGATCATGGTTTGGCCCGTCATTGGTCCCGCTCCAGGATCCACTTCGCGCCCATGGGTGTGTTGAGCCATGCCGCGAAGAATTGCTCGGCAAGGCCAAGTCCTCTGATGGAGTAACGCGCTTCGAAGTGCGTCCACCCGATATTATGCTGCTCTGCGTGGTGGCAGGTGCACATCGGGATAGCGAAGTGATCCGCAACCTTCGTTCCCATGCCTTTGTGCCCGGCGTAATCGACGTGGCAGGCATGGACCTTGCCTCCGCAGCAGCCGTGGTTCTGAAGCGCGCACGGGCGCCCACGAAGCCACTGCAAATACTTGTAGTTCGACTTCTCAGGCGGTCTGCCACGGTTCTTGTGGCGGTTTCGGAAGGCAGATTGCGGCAGCATCAGGCGGCAGCCTCATCATAGGTGAGGCCCTTTGATCCCCGACCGCTATAGCCGAGCCGATTACGCTTGGAGACACATTCGCTGATGTAGCTTGTGTTGTGGCACAGCGGGCATGGACCGCGCTTCCCGGCAATGCAGGAATCAGGCTGCTTGCAAGTGGAACGAACCTGCTTCATGCGGCCACCTGCGCGACCTGCCTAAGCGTCCTCTTGTGCATGTTGGCGACATCTCGCATCAGATCGCGTTCGCGGTCGGGCAAGTTCGCGCAATGCGCCTTATGCTCGTCCAGCCAGATCGTGCGCTCCGCTTCCGTCAATGTCTCGCGGAGGCCGGAGGCAAGTGTTTTGAACGTGTCAGACGTCCCAGGAAATTCCTCAGTGCCGCCTATGGACTGAGGCGCAGTCGGCCTACCTTTTACGAACTGCCAAGGGTCCGCCGCCCACTTTTTCCAGTGCTTCTTTCCATTGCGCTCATAGCTTTCGCAGGGAACCCACGGGGACGGCATGTCGTACAGATAGCGGCCAATGCCCCACTTCACGGCTGCACGCTTCAGAGCATCAGAAATGGCACCCTTCTCGGCCTCAACGTCGCTGTCTCCAGCCCCGTCACCCTTCTCAATCCACTCGTCTCCGAAGCGAATAGCGATGTAGCAAATTGTGCGCGCGCCGTGGAACTCGAAACGGTCTTTCCAGTTGAAGGGGCCGACGACCTCATCAAGGCGGTTTTGCACGTCGCGAGCGTCGATGTAGGCCAGCGCCAGCGCTTTCGTTCCGTCCTGCGTGACCGACTGCGCGCGCCAGCTTACAGCCTCGCGCGGGAACTCGGCTTTCAGGCCGTTAATGATTTTATCGCCAATCATTTCCGCCTCACGGTGATGCTGTTGCCGCCGTTGTCGTAACCCGTGCCGGGTGGCGGCGGGCTTGCCTCGCGGATGAGTTCCAGGTCAGGCTTGCGAACGAACGTGCAGTATTCATCGGGCACGCTGTCCGGGTCGATGACGATGACCTTCGGTTCGATCTTGCGAAACGATACCGTCGCCTCAGGGAGCGGGAGCTTATCGATGCCGGCCGTTTCCATGAGTGCTGCGATGGCGTTGCGCCGCGCCTCGATACGGGCGTTCGCGCGGGCCTTTCGGTCCTTGCGTGCGTTCATCTGCTGATCGAGCGCGGCGACAATGCCCTCGTCATCCTCGCACTGGCGAAGCAGGCGGGCGGTGACTTCGAAGATGTCGGTCTGGCCTTCGAGTGTATCGAGAAGAAGCTGATCGTCGTCGCCGACTTCCGCCTCTATCATCGCGACGATGGCCGCAATCTGCTGCCGTGTAATATCCGTCCTCATGCCGCGTCATCCATCCGACGCACGACCTCATTGAGGCGGTCAAGTGCGCGCTCGATTTCCGGGCGATGCGCGGAAAGATCGGAATGGCTGTTGAGCAGCGACATGGAATAGGCTGCCACGATCTTTGCGGCGGTCGAGGCCTCTCGCCCCTCGCGTTCGGCGCGGTGTTCTTCCGCCTGCCGCTCCAATGCGGCGTAGTCTTCTGATACGGCGTACATCATCTTCTCCTTGGGTTTGGCCCCAATCAGGACATGGCCTCACCGCGCGAGATGAGCGTCGGTGGAGGCATACGTTTGAATGTGCTGTTTGCGACTGAGGGGAGTTCGCCGTGCCCGTATGGGAAGACGGCGAGGATTGCTGACGAAAGCGCATCGCTACTCATGGCGGCAGCCTTGTTGCGAACGGCTTCGTCGTTCAGTGCAGGGCGCGGTTGAGTGCGCGGCTTGGCGATGACGACCGATGCGAAGGCCTCGTCGTATCCAGCCATGTAAGCCATCGTGGTCTTGATGACATGATCGGTAGGAACCCACCCGCCACGGAGGCGGCGCATCAGGTTCGAATTGTTGAGTGCATTACGCCCGAAGCGCGATTCCGGCATCTTGTGGCGCCTGATGAAATCGGCGCAGACATCGTAAAGCGTGGCCGTCATTCGCCCGGCTCCATTACTCGCCACGCACGCCAGAGATCGCGAAGGAACCGCTTCTCCATGTAGCGCTTGGCCCTGTTGTGAATGTGGCTGGGCGTTTCGACCTTACCGGCCTCAACTTCCCTGCGGTCGAGATAGATTTGGCCCAGCGGGCCAATCGCGCGACGTTCGCCAAGGGGTTTTCCATCCTCACCTTTCGGGTTGCGGATTTGAGCCTTGATGATGCACTCGCCGACGTTCCAGACGATTGCGCGCGCAGCCGGGCTCGCATCCTTCCACTGACGCTTGCCGTCCTCAACAGCGAGCATGAAGCGCTTCCACACGGCAGACGGGGAGCGGTAGTCACCTATCGGCCTTCCAGCGGCTCCGACGATGCGGGCAAGCATGTAGGGGCCGACGCCGGATATATCCTTGCACCACGTCCACACGGGAAGCTGCTTGGCGAGCTTTTCGAGCACTTTTTTCTGATCGCTGATCGCAGTGTCCAGCGGCGCCATTGCGGCTTCGTATGGAGCAAGCCACAGTGCGGCGGCAGGCGACGGGTTCTTGTAGAGCTTTACCGCTGCCGCTTTGTCTCCGTCGCAGAGCGTGCGGCATGTCGCGAGCGCTTGCAGGTGCAGACGTTGGCGGGCACGGGTGTAATCCTCGTACCGGCGCGCTTCGGCGATTATGGTTCCGATGAGGGCGATCTTCGGGGGGTTAGCGTTCTTCGCATGGCCCTCATCGGATTGGGTTTCCTGCGGCGACTCCTTTTTGGGCGGCGTACACAAATTGGCCGCAGGAATAGGGTTCGGCTGGAGCGCTTGCAGCTTGGTTGACGTCCTTCCACAGGCCCCAGCCGAAAAGGGTTTCCGGGGCGCGGTCATTGTGGGTGACGGGCTCAGACTGGCCCCGGAATCTATCTCAAGCAACATCGGCTTCCTCCCAAAGCTGCTCGAATGTCTTTGGCGTAAGCGCGGAGCGGACGGGCTCATTCACGCCAGCGCCGTTCGCTTCCGCAGCGTCAGCAACAGCAACCTGCCACCGCGCCTTGCGGATCATGGACTTGCCATGCAGATCGAACTGGCGAGCGCTCTCGCGGATTTCTTCCGGGGTTGCGTCGCCGATGCGCTTGCCGCCCCAGATCGGGGAGTCGATCATGCGCGAATAGTTGGCGTTCACCGCCTCTGTCAGCGCAGACTTGAAGGGCGTTACGTTTGCTGTCGAGTAGCCCCCGCCCTGCCGTTCTTCTGCGCAGGCCTGTCTCTCATTTTTTGTGACCATGCCAACTCGCACAACGAGCCACGCGCGGATTATTTCTTCTTCATGGGCCGCGCGCCATGCCGGATTTGATCGTATCCAGCCGAGCGCCCAATCAACGGCTGCGGCAGAACTGTATTCAGTTGCCTCCATAGCCATGCGCACAAGTTCGGTTGTCAGTAGGTCGTCATTCTCTTTAACAAGCGCGCTCATTGTTTGGGCTCCGGCTCGATGAGGAAAGCGGCGAAGGAGTCATCTTCCGGGCAATTGACATGGACTGTCGGCAGATTTTCCAACTCGACGGTGCCGACTGGATCGTTAACCATCGTATCGCCCGTCGTTTCGGGTGTGGCACGATCAGTGCATGGCATGGCGGTATGTTCAGATTTGCTTTTCATGCTGCCGCCTGCGGACGCTCGAATGAAAGTCCGCGCCGTTTGGCTATGTCCTCGATCGCGGGCCACCTCCAAGACGGGATGGTCTCGCTCGTCTTCCAGCTCGACACAGTGGTCGGCGCAATATCAAGCTCCCTTGCAACGGCGCTTGTGCCGCCCAAGGCTTCGATGATTTCTGAGGCTGTGTGTTGCATGGCCCCTTGTTACGATATTCGTAACTCATCCGCAAGAGGAAAGTTACAATGTCCGTAATCGACGCAGTGTTACGATTTTCGCAAAATGGGGAGGTGATTGATCATGTCGAACTTCGCGAGGAACTGATTCGCCAGCTTGAGGCCGGGACCGTCACCGCGTCCGAGATTGCCGAATTTTTAGGCATTTCTCGCCCGCGACTTTCGGAGCTAAAGGGCCGCACGCGGAGAATCCAGCAACATGAACTGATTCCGCTGGCGCAAAAGCTCGGCTTCGACGGACTTCCATCGGTTGACACGCTTGCGGCGCTCCTGGAATACGCAACGTCCGCCGTGCCGAAAGTCCGCGATCAGCAAGCAGCGCTTCGGCTTTATGCGCGAGGTGTACGTGCAGGGTTACGGTGGATTGCCAGAGACTCGTCCAATCAGCGCGACCCTGACTTCCTTGAAAAACAGGTTCGTCCTGCCGTAGTTTCTGCAATTGAAGCTGCGCTTCCTGAGTCATCTCAAGCAGCATAAAGCAATCGAGCTGACACGAAGGACAGTTACGCGAGCATCCATATTGCATGTCCACCACCCAAGTTTTGTTATAGGGTCGCAACATCGATTGTATTAACTAACGGGGGATTAAGGAGCATGAACAGGGTTCTTTTGATCGCGTCCGCCGCGCTTCTGGCGAGTTGCTCGTCATCCAAAACCACGCTCATCGATGCCAACACAGCCGTAGTGAGCGTGCGGGGATCGACCCTGAACACGCATGAAGGCGTGTTTGTCCGCACACTCGTCAACGCTGCGAAGGCGGCGAAAGAGCGTGGGGGACGTTATTTCGTGGTCTCATCGGCCGATGACACGACGACGACCGGCATGGGCTACCTACCCGGCCAGTCCACGACCGACACTTCCGGCACCGCATACTGCTCAGGGATGCACTGTGTGGGGCAGGCGACCTCGACAACCTCGACGATGCCAGGCTATGCGATCCCGATGGTGCGGCCTGGTATGCGGATCGTCGTCAACTTCTTCGCCGATCGTGCGACTGCGGAAGCCACAGGGCGCCGCGTCTGGGACGCCGACGAGGTTCTCGCGCTCCACAAAAAATAAGCGGATGGCCTGACTTTTTTACACTGGCGCCTGTTAGTTACGATTTTCGTATTGACATGCCGTTACGATGTTCGTAACTTGCTCCCACACAACGGGAGCCGTTTATGTCCTACCCCACCCCCGAAACCGTAGAAGTCGAGTGCCCTGCCTGCGAAGGTCATGGCATCGTAACGGACGAAGGCGGTCTGTATGGCGTTGCCGATTGCCGGTTCGCCAAGTGGATCGATTGCACCGAGTGCGAGGGCATCGGCTCCATTGAGATGGAGATCGACTGCCGTGCTGACCTTGCTGTTGCGATGGTGCGGTGATGGGCGATATCGCGATCGAAAAAGGGATTCCGGTCCCTCCCAAGGCGAGCACAGGGCCGCGCAGCCCCCTTCCCTTCTTGAAGCTGGAGGTAGGAGAGAGTTTTTTTGTCCCAGAAGGCTTTAACGGCGCCCTTCCGGGTCGCATGCAAACCTACGTATCCGCGCGAGCGTGCAATCATGCGCGCGCACACGGTTTGAAATTCACAACCCGCAAAGTCGATGGCGGCGTTCGAGTTTGGCGCGTCGCATGACCCGAGACACCGACGCCCGCCTCCGCTCTGACGCCTCTGCGCGCGAGCTTGGCTGCACGACTGCGATTGCCGCGATGATTTACGGCGGACTGCTGGCTTATCTGGTTTGGAGGGTGATGCTGTGAGACGTGTATTAGGATTGGCAGCCGCAAGTTTGGGTGTTTCCTTTGCTGCAATTGGAACGATGCCCGATGTGACATCAGTTTCGTCACCGCCCGGCCAAGGCAAGAAATTCCGTTGGCCGAAAGCAGCCCGCCCGACGACGCAGCCCGATGGTGAAAGCCGACAGGTTCGCCGTGCCCGTGAGCGTGCGGAAGCGAAACATCAGTATGGGAAAGATTGGCGCAAATTCCTTGCCGCTAAATCCAAAGAGGTGATGCTGTGAGTGCATGGTGGGATGAGAAGCACGAGCTTCTGCTATTGACGCCAGCGGAGTTCGCCGCGCTTGATGACGGTGAAATTCTCACATGCATCGACGGCACAACGGCGATAAAGGGCACAGACGCTATCGATGATGATACGCGCGGCGGTCATTTGGCTTATGGCGTTGTCGGCGACCACCCGCTTCGCGTTGCGCGTCTTACCAGCATCGCGAGCGGCGCGAGGGGCGAACCTGCTCCACTGCCAAAACATAAGGTCTGGCAATGCAAGATCGGCGTTATGGGCGGTCTGGATTTACCGCCCGGCGCTGATGGGCCGATGCGGCGTGCCGTTGAAGATGCGTTCTTCCAACTGACTGGCCGTCACGCAGAGTTCAACTTCTCTGGCTGGGGCGAGCAACTCGACCAATACGAGATGGAAGTCGTCAGACCAAAGGGAGATTTCTAATGGCCGCGAATACTCGTGATGCTGTGAGTGCGGGGCATACTGAGGGGCCTTGGGGCATCGAAGATTGCGGCTACACATTGTGGGTCGGCCCGATGCGGACAGACGGCTTTAAGGTCGACGGGGTAGTTGTATCGCTACCCACAGGCGATGAGTATCGGCAAGAATTTCAGGAACGGCAGGCAGCCAACGCCCGCTTAATTTCTGCCGCCTGCAACAGCTACGACCGCCAATGCGGTGAGCGCGCTATCGAAGCTGCCGAGGCTGACCTGCTTGGCAAAGCGCTGGAGGCGTTGCGGGAGATACGTCTGGCGAATCCGATGAACATAAACGGCGCGATCGAATCCAGTACGTGGACGAAGA